CAGAATGAAAAGGCTCGTACGTTTGCAGACAACCGTACTCGTATTGCTAACAACTATTTCTTTCACTCAGATTTACAAGTACAGATGTACAACGGCGCAGACATGTACATCACATATGGATTCCTCCCGTTCGTAATTGAACTGGATGAAGAAGCAAAGTTACCACGCATCCGCTTAGAAAACCCCGTAGGTGCTTACCCAGAGTTTGACCGCTATGGACGCTGTGTTGCTTTCGCTAAACGCTACTCAATGACACTAGGTGAACTAGTGGCTATGTTCCCAGAACAAGAGTATGCGTTGCTTGGTAAGTTGGGATACAAGCAAGACCTTAATGGCATGGTAGAGATGATTCGCTACTATGACAAAGACCAGTCTGTGCTTTATCTTCCATCACGTAATAACATGCTTCTATCACAAGCGGCTAATCCAATTGGTAAGATGAATGTTATTATTGCTCGACGCCCAGGCGTTGACGGTGAACTACGTGGACAGTTTGATGACGTACTTGGTATTCAGTTGCTTCGCAACCGATTTGCATTACTTGCAATGGAAGCAGCAGAGAAGTCAGTACAGGCTCCAATTGTCTTGCCACAAGATGTTCAAGAACTACAACTTGGTGGAGATGCAGTCATTCGTACTGCCAACCCAGCAGGTGTACGTCGTGTTGAACTTACATTACCGCAAGGTGCATTTACTGAGCAGCAGTTGCTCAATGATGAACTTCGCGTAGGCGCTCGTTATCCTGAATCTCGTACAGGTAACATGAACGCAAGCGTTGTCACTGGACAGGGTGTACAGGCTCTCTTAGGTGCATTTGATACTCAAATCAAATCAGCACAAGCAATCTTCACTACAGCACTACGACAGGTTATTTCGTACTGTTTTGAAATTGATGAAAAATTATTTGATGAAAAGAAAACAATCCGTGGCGTAGATGCTGGTTCACCTTACCAAGTTATCTATCAGCCTTCAAAGGATATTAAGCAAGACTATTCTTCAGACGTAAGATACGGAATGTTGGCTGGGCTTAACCCAGCACAGGGACTTATCTTTATGCTGCAGGCACTTGGTGGTGGACTCATCTCCAAGGACATGGCTATGCGAGAACTACCGTTCGGTGTCAACGTAACTCTTGAACAAGAGAAGATTGAAATTGAAAAGATGCGCGATGCGCTTGTAGGCTCTATGGCATCCATGGCACAAGCAATTCCACAGATGGCAACTCAGGGACAAGACCCTACCAAACTTATTAATCAAATGGCTGAAATCATTAACATGCGTAAGCAAGGTAAGACTATTGAGGCTGCTGTTCAGGAAGTGTTTAAACCAGAGAATCCTCCTGCTGGCGCTGCACAACAGTCTGAGCAACCTGTCCCCGCTGCTCCTGGAGCAGAACCAGCAGGAGGCGCTCAACCCGTTATGCCTCCACAAGCACCACAACGCCCAGAACTACAGACGCTTCTTAGCGGCATGACTGGAGCAGGTGCAACAAAAAGTTCAGTACGTCTAAGCCAACAACGCAGAATCGTATAAGGAGTAAATCATGGCAACACCACGCAAACGTAAAACGCGTACTGTTGTTGATGAGGGATACTCTAAATTAGATGAGTATGCAATTTGGTTACATGAATACCATCGCTCATTACGTCGCGCTGGATTTAGTAATGATAATGCTTTATGGCTAGTAGCAACAAAAGAATCTTTCCCTGACTGGGTACAAGAGCCAACATTAAATGATATTAGAAATCACATTGAGGACGAGGAGGACGAGTAATGGCTGGTAATAAAAACAGCGGAGGCTATCGTCAGCCTATGAATCCTGCACCTGTATCTGCACCTGGTGCGCTTTCACAGCGCACAGATGGTGGTGCTATTGATGGCATGACACAGCCACAGCAGGCATACACAGGATTTGAATATGGTAAGAACCAAGAAATTCAACAGCAACAATCAGGTGCTGCAATGGCTGGTAATCCATTTCCAATGGCAGAGATTACGCCTTTGTCTGCACCAACACAACGTCCAGAAGAACCAGTAACTACTGGTATTAACTCTGGTCCTGGTGCTGGTACAGAAGCAATGCGTGGTATGCCTAACATGGGACCATCACTTATTGACACTATTAAACATTTAACACAGTTTGACCCATCAGGAGATGCAGAGTTAATTTACAGACAACTTACTGACCAAGGATACTAATGCCATATTTGAATCCTATTGTTGCTAAAGTTTCTCCTAACCTTTATTCTGCTGTCAAAAGTGCTGGTTTGTCATCTGCTGAATCTACGCAGGTTGAACAGATGTCATACACAATTGACACACACCGTCAGTTAACTAAGTTAGACCCTGAGAAAGCGCGTCAGCGTTACGACTCACTTGACCCTAATATACAGGGACAACTTAAGTTTATGTTTAAGAATGCTGACTACCTTCAGCCACCTAAGACCGCTACAGATGCAGTAACTGGTGTACTTAAAACTATTGGCACAGCAATTGCTAGTCCGCTTATTGGACTCTTTAAGGTTGCTGGTGCATACAATAAAATTATTAACGAACCTTACAAAGTGTTTCGTGAAGTGCAACAGGGTGCAAACTTATTTTCTACACATACATGGACTGATGCTTGGGACGGCAAGAACCTGTATGACAACAAGGCTCTTAAAGAAGCCACTGATGCATACGGTAAGTATGACGTAGTTGTAGCACAAGGTTTACTTGAAGGTAAGACTCCTGGTGAGATTATTCAGGGTTACGGTAAAGTAGATGAAGGTATGCTTAAGTCTCTTACAAGAGCACTTGACAAGCCAGAAGAGTTTAACTCTATTCTTCAAAACGTAAAGATGGCACAGATTTCTCCAGGTCGTGACTTGGTTCGTATACTTGACCGTGGACGCACTGCAAATGGTGGACCACTGGGTGACCACGTAAACGGCTTTACTAAGTTTATGTCAGGTGCAGTTGACTTTGCTTACCAGTTAGCAATTGACCCACTTACATGGATGACTGGTGGATTGTCTGGCGGAGCCTCTAAGGGCGAGCGCCTTGCTAACAGTATTAAAAAAGCAATGAACAATGGCGCAGATATGCGCGTTGCTATTAGTGATGCATTCAAAGACCCAAAGTTATATAACCTATGGGAAAAACAACTTGGTCCTGTTCTTAAAGAATACTCACAGGCTGAAGAGAAGTCTTCAGTTATGTCAAAGATTGCTAGGGATTTTCCTGGGTACAATAACCCAGAGGCTATTAAATCTCTTACTGCTAAATCAGTGCACCTACCTGATGGCGTAGTTGATGCAGAGTCTGCTAAAAAGTATTTTGAGCAGGGGACAAATCTTCATTTGCTTTTATCAGGTCGTGTTGACGGTATCTCTTATATGCGTAATGGCGTAGCCATTGCACGTACTAGTCGTTTAATGAGTGATGGTTTTGTTCGTTTTCTTGACCGCACATTTAACGCAGTAGAATCTACAGGCGCTGAACGCGCTGCTGCTATTGCTCCTATCTATGAAGACTTGCTTAAGTCTGAAAACATGGTTCAAACACTTAAGAACGGCTTAAGCCCTGCTATCACAGATGCTAATGCTCAGATTAAAATGTGGAAAGACGGAAAGTTCAACCCTAAGTTTATTGGGCAGATGGCTTCACGTTCTCCTGCTGGTCTTGAAGTACGTACTGGTGAAGATGCTATTAAGACTGCTGGTAACTTTACGGCACGCGCTCGCCAGTTGCTTCCACGCGATATGGCTGAAGCCCTTACTTATAAGTTTGTAGATGCAACTGCTGGTGAGCAGTTCCTCATTCTTCGTAACCTTGATGCTGCAACAATGTACTCAATGGGTCTTGGTGGCTCTGAACGTGGTGAAGATTTAATTAAAGTTATTCTTGAAGAAAAGTATGGCGATAAAGCAGGCTTTGCAACTAAAGTTGAACTTGCTGTAAACCCAGAACATGCTAAAGATATGCCAGCAGGTTTAATTAAAGATACTGAAACAGGTATTATTGCGGACTCAGAAGGTCCAATTCACTCTTATCAGGCTACACGTGCTGTAGGTTCATTGCCATATACTCGCATTGGCGAGATGGTATGGGATATTAAGTCTAAGAAGAATGCTATTGGCATGGTTGGCGGTGCTACACAGGGAGCATTTGCTAAACAAGTAGTTAATGCTTGGTCTATGCTTACGCTTCTACCACGTTTAGGTATTCGTTCTTCAATTGATGAAGCAACAATGTACGTTCTTACTGCTCCAGCCCGTGATGTAATGGCATTTGTTACACGCCAAGGTAATAAATTGGGTGACATGTCTAGAGCCTTTACAGGTTCTATAGAATCTACTGGTCCAATTAAGCAAGTTGTTCAAAAGTTATTTCAAATTGGTAATAAAGAACGCACGGAAATTACTTTTGGTAACAAACGTATTGTTATTTCACCTGAAGATGCACTTAGTTTAGTCAAGCGTGAAGAATTATTGCAAGATAAAGCAAAAAAACTGGGAACAGACGTTGGTTTGTTATCTAGTTTGCAAAAACGTGAAGCAGTTGCTGACCACATTCAAAAACTTTATGGTAGATACGTTAATGAAAAAGATGCAGTTTTGCTTATGCAGGCTTGGAAACATAGTCCAGATGCATTAAACTCAATGGCTGCTTCTCTTGTTGCTCACTCTGCTATATCAGGCAAATGGGGCGAAGAAGTTGCTGCTTCAATGATTGACCCATCTATGCTTGACCGTGCACTTGCTTCAGAAAATACTAAAATGCGCAATGGTAAACGTGTTATTAGTACAGATAGTCTTGTTAACCAAAAAATTGCTCTTGCTCAATACGAAAAACTATACAAGCAATTTGTTGGTAATAAGTTTAAGGTTAATGGAGAAACTATCCTTAATCCAGCCGAAGTATTCTTTAAGTATGGTGGGCTACGCCCAGGCGAAAAAATGTTAGATAGTACAACTTCTACTATGCGTGGTGCTATTGACTACGGTATGGAAAAAATTGGGTTCAAAAAGAACTCTGCTACTGGCATGTGGGTAATTGATAACCCAGTCACTGTCAATGAATTCTTAAAAGAATCATCATTTAATGCTCGTAAGATACAACAAGGTGCTATTAAATCTGATATTGCAGAGCAACAAATTGCTCGTAGGTTAATTGATATGTATGAAACATTTCATGGCGATGCTAATAAGTTTAATGATACATTGTTTAATCTTGTTGAATCTAACATGAGCAAATTACGCAGGTCATCTGATTACGAGAACTTCTACCCTACTTACAATCAGGCTATTGCTATGATTCCATTAGACGTATTTACCGATGCATCTGCTGGTTACCGTATTGCTGGCAAGATTAACAGCGAAATTGCATTTGGTGACTTTGATGCTGAGAATGTAATTGCAAAGTTTGGTCAAGACGCAATGAATATGATGGACCGCCAGGTTACTGGTATCTTCCGTCAACCAGCAGTCATGATTACTTATGTTAAGTTGCGTAAAGAATACGCAGGCTTTGAACGTGAGTTTGCAAACAACTTATATATGGAACGTGCTGGTAAATGGGAACTTCCAACTGCTCGCTTTAGCAATGAGAAGGTTATGGCAGAGTGTAAGGCAGTTGCTGAGAAACGATTTACTGAATTGGCTACCCGTGAGGCTGCAGATACAGTACTTAAGTTTGCAGATAACCCATCTATCCGTTCTAACTTTGCATTTAGCGGACGTACTGTAGGTCGTTACTACCGTGCAACAGAAGATTTTTACCGTCGTATTTATCGCATGAAAGAAGTAACACCACGTGCGCTATACCGTATTCGACTAGCCCACGTAGGGCTAGATGCTAGCGGTATGTTCCATAAAGACCAGAACGGTGAACCATATTTGGTTATGCCTATGGATAATGTTTTATTCCGTGCAACTGATAGCGCAATGCGTACCATTACTGGTAAGGGTGGATACGGTCAACCGTTATTTAATGATTTTACTCTTAAGTTGCGTATGATGAACCCATCATTCCAGCAGGATGCTGGACTTCCTACACTTTCTGGTCCTATTGCTGGGCTTAGCGTAGTAGCATTTAAGGATATTCTAGGTACAGTTCCTGGCAATATACCATTCATTGGCAAGTATATAGGTGGTCCTTCTAAACAACTAGCAGAAGGTATTGATACCTTTGCACTAGGAAACGTTGGCGATAACGTAGACGTTGTTAAGGCTACAGTGCCTGCATCACTACAACGTTTGTGGGCAATTATTGACCCAACAGAAAAGTCTCGTCAAGAGGCTACTGCTGCACAACAGGCTATTGCTTATAACGCATCACAGGGTATACACCTTAACCCTAATGCTACTGACCAAGAGAAGTCTGACTATCTCAAGAACATTCGCATTACTGCGCACAATGTTATTGCACTCCGCAATTTTTTAGGGCTTATATCCCCTGTAACTCCTACTACTATGGAGTCTAAGGGTGTACCTAACTACGTTAAAGATACTGGTATTACTAGTATGCGTAGTGAGTTCTTTGACATTCTTAATGGTATTACCGCTAAAAACAATGGGGATATTCAAGACCCATATGAGTTAGCACTAGCAACTTATACAGGCAAGCACCCAGGTAAACTTATCTACACTGTATCCCGTGAGGATAAACAGACTAGAGTTCTTATTAAGAACACAGATGCACTTAAGGGTTGGGCATTAGGTAATGAAAAACTTATCAATACCTATGGTGAAGCAGCCTATATCTTTGCGCCGCAGGCAGGTAAGTTTAATGCTGCTACATATAACTTTATTCAAGCAGCAGGACTAGTTAAGAGTAAGAGCCTTGAAAGTTACTATAACGACTTAATGGTTGCACAGGATAAGCAATCATACTATGACATTGCACGTATTGAAAAAGAACAACTCAATACAGTATCTGACCAGATGGCTAGAGCCAACATTATCAATGAGGCTACTTCTGCTAGAGCATCTCTTGTGGCTGCCAACCCATTGTTAAAGCCAGCCCTTATTGGGCAGGGTAATAACATTGGCAAAGAAGGCATAATGCTTAACAGTGTTGAGCAAATTATCAATGACCTTAGTACACCAGTTGCACCAGAAACACGCAAACGTATGGCTATTGCAGTTAAATTGATACGCGACTTTGTATCAATGTCCACAGACCCAGCACTAAAGAACCTTAGTGATGGTGGCGTAAGTATTAAAGCAGAGCGTAGACAACAGATTGAGGCAGCATTGAAAGACTTATCACTTGGTGACTTGTATGTTACTGAGGCAAATCGTGCCATTTTTAAGTCAATGCTTTCATTTTATTCACGTGATTCCTACTATACATTTAAGGCGATTAAATAATGGCAGTTAATTACTCTAATTATCCGCAGTATACTGCAGCCGTATCTAAGGTACAGGAACTAGAACTACGCCTTAATGGTGCACCAGGAAGCCGTGCTACTGGATTAGCGCAAGCAATGGATAATGTTGCTAACTCAAAGGGTGAAACAAGTCCTGAGTATGTAGCATTAAAAACAGAATTTGATAAAGTTCAGACTGACTTAGCAACTGCTAAAGCAAATGCTGCTGCTATGCGTGCAGAAATTGACAAATCTGTTGCAAATAAAGACAAGGCTAAGAATGCAACAAAGCAAAAAGAAACTGATGCAGCAAATGTAAAGCAACTAACGCTTGAGCGTGATTCTGCTAAACGCCAGAATGATGATGCTACTGCTGCTGCTAAACAAAAACAAATTGATGCTATTACAAACCCTACCAAGAAAGACCCGCTTAATCCTATAGACCCTGTTACTGGTATTGACTGGTCACAGTATGCTATTGATGCCAAGGGCAATGTAACTCATGGCAATAAGCAAGTAGTATTTGTATCTACTACGGATGCTAAAGGCAATGTACAGCCAATGGAGTACGATAATTTAAGTGGTCCTAAAGGTGCACGTGAAGCATTCCTTAAAGGATACTCTAGCCCAGAAGCACTTAAGTCTTTACAAGAATCTTTAATTAATAAACACTATATTACAGCAGCACAAGTTGCAAATGGCACATGGATTTCTGGTGTTGATACTCTTATTACAGGATATACCACAAAAGTGGTATCTGATAAATTATATAACACAGCCGCTAAGTCTATTAATACAAATGAGTTCCTAGCATCTACCTCTTCACTTAGTGGTGCCAGCACACCTAAACAGTACAAGACAATTACCACACGTGGTGATGCTAAGAAAGAACTTGACAACTATTTGACCGACCTTATTGGTCGTCCATCTACACCACAAGAAGAAGAAGCCTACTATGTACAGTTACATGCAGCAGAGCAAAAGGCTGTGCAAACTATATCTAATGGCACTACTACTGGCACACAACTAGCAGCAGAAGACCATGTGCTAATGGCTGCTAATGTAGCAAAGAAATCTCTTGCTGGTACAGATGTAGAGAAGTTGCTTACTTCTGGTAGCCGTGCGGCTACAGACATTGCTGCTTTGCAGCAGTATGCTGCTTCATATGGAGTAGAGATGTCTTCTGCTGATGCGCTTAAGTATGTAGCGGCTGGTTTAGGGCAACAGGATTACATAAAGAAACAAGAAGAACGTATTCGTCAAACTTCAATTGTATTACACCCACAACTTAAAGACCACATTAATGCAGGTGGAACGGTTAAAGATATTGCTGACCAGTATGCATATGCTAAATCTTCTAAATTAGGTGTAGCCGTACCTGTATCTACTGCAGATAAAGATGTAATGGATGCAGTATCTAAAGGTGTATCTGTTAATGACTTTAAGATTCAAATGCAATCTAAACCTGAATGGCGTAAGACAGACGAAGCACATACTACTGTTGCTGATTTTATTTCTAATATTGCTCAGACATGGGGGCTTGGCTAATGGCTATTCTTTCTGATTCAGGTGGTAAAACACCTGCTAAACCATTAACGCAAACACAGATTAATGCACAAGCAGGAGCAGAGGCTGCACTTGCCGCTATTCAATCTAAACCTTCAAGTGTAGTAGCAGCAGCAACTCCTAAAGTTAATAACCCAACTGCTGCATTTACTGGTCTTACAACTCAATTAGCATCAAGTGCTACCAGTCTTGATGCATTAAATAAATTAGCGCAGACAGCGGCTAATCCTCAATCACTTACACAGGCTCAGTTAGATGCAGCAACTAAACAAGACTACGATATAGCAGTAGCAGCAGCCAATGCTGCTGGAACTACTCCACCTGTAAAACCTGTTATTCCTGATACTAAACCTACAGACACTATTGTAAAACCTCCAAGTACTACTGCTGTATCAGATGATGCATTCCAAATCCTTCTTGACCAGTTAAATCAATGGGGTTTAGGTGGATTAGCAGATGCATTTACACGCCTTGCTACTGCGGGTATGAAACCACAAGAAGCATTAAACAAACTTAAGTATAGCAAAGAGATTGACCCTATTACTGGTAAGCCTTGGAATGCGGCATACGCACTTCGTTTTGCTGGTAATCAGTCTCGTCTTGACAAAGGCTTGAATGCTTTATCTGAGGGTCAGTATATTGCAAATGAAAACTCTTATGCAGAAACACTTAAAGCATATGGATTAAATAATATGCTTAGTACAGACCGTGCTACTAATGAAGCAAAATTTGCTACATACATTGGTAATGATATGTCACCTACTGAGTTTAAAGACCGTATTGACTTGGCTGCTACCCGTGTTATTAACATGGACCCAGCAATTCAACAGAACTTTAAGCAATACTATCCTGATGTAACTAAGTCAGACCTTATTAGTTACTTCCTTGCACCAGATGAAACTATGCCATTGCTTAAGACAAAGGTAACAGCATCTGAGATTGGTGCTGCTGCTGGACAACAAGGTCTTTCTGTAGGTGTTAATCGTGCTGAAGAGTTTGCCAAAATAGGTGAAACATATGCTCAAGCACAAGCAGATTACATGAAGGTTGCTGATGTGCTTCCTGCGGGACAGAAGTTAAGCAGCATCTATGGTGAAGAAGGCATTGCCTATAACCAAACAACTGCAGAAAATGAGTTTATTAAAGGAGATGCAGAGGCTAAGTTAAAGCGTAACCGCTTAGCATCAAAGGAACGAGCAATGTTTGGTGGAGACTCTGGCTTAAGCAGTCAGTTCTCTAGCCTTGGCAAATCAATACAAGGCAAGTACTAACTAATATCCCGACACGGACCCACCAGCCCCGTGCGGCGTAAAGACTGGGAGTAGAAGCCAGCCTAGGTTCCCCAACCTAGAACTGTGGTCTGCGATTCAACTAATGAAATATGGGAGGACGGTTGCTATGAGCAACAACTACTGGGACGAAGAAGATGACGAGGATACAACTCCTACACAGCCGATGAATGACAGCGATGTCATGAAGTCTTTGCGTAAAGCAAAGCGGTCTGATGAGAAGCGTATCAAAGAACTAACAGAGCAACTGGAGACGTTCAGCAAAGCACAACGTGAGTCAGTCATCAAGAAAGTTCTAGAAAATAATGGCGTAAGCGTAAAGGCTGCACGTCTAATCGCAAGAGAACTAGATGGAGATGTTACAGAAGAGTCAGTCGTTGACTACTTAACTGAAAACGCCGAGGTCTTTGGATTAGAAGTCCAGTACAACGACGCGCCTGAGCAGACACTTGACCGTGCGGCATTACGCCAGCAGGACATTGTCACGCAGCAGGCGATGACGCCTGACCGTGCGGCTGATACATTGTTAAAACTCAACAACGCTGCTTCGGCAGAAGAGATTATCTCAA